CAAGTAGATTATTAAATCCAGATAAAAATCCTCACATAGTACGGTATTTTGAAAAAAGAATGTCTCAAGAGTTAGAGAGAGAAGAAAAAGATAAATTGTTATCTTATAAACATTATTCTAGACTAAGACAAAAATCTGAAGATAAAGGTCAGATGACAGCAGCTATTACTGCTCAATTTAGAAGAGATCAGATGGCAGGTCATTTTGTTGATAGAAAAGAAATAAGTCATATCGGTCTAGAAGGTATGAACAGAGAGCAATTGGAGAAAAGACTTGAGGAGCTTGAATCAAAAATCGGAGAGGCCAAAAACATTATTGACGTTACGCCAGAAAAGATTACTGAAGACGAAAACTTGGCGTAATTGGTTAACTGTTTTTAACGAAGTCCACAACAGTACATTAACAACTTCGGTTGGTACTGTAAATGTTAAAACAAAGGATGGAAAATGAAGAGTAGAAGACTGTTAAGAAAAACAAAACATATTGATTTAAACTACAAATTTTCAAAAGAAAATATTGAACATTATCCTTTTGTAGAGATACATTGGTTGGATATTGTAGGTGAAACGGGTTGGCAAAGTTTAGAAACTTTAAAAAAATCTCAGTTAGGTAGAATGGTTTCTAGGGGTTGGTTGGTATCCCGTAAAAATGGTGTAACAAGAATCTTTGCAGATTACGGTCTGAAAGATGGAAGGGACGGAGATGAAGGTCACATTGAAACTATTGGGGGCACTACTATTATTCCTAATTCTGTCATCACAAAAATCCTTAAGCTCGTATGACAATATTGGGATTATTTATATTAATCGAGATAACACATATAGCTTGGTATTTAAACCAATAGATATCTCTTGCGATATTTGGTGGGAACAAAATTTAGTTATTTCTGAGCGAGAAAACCCACAAGAACATGAAAATGTTTACCAGCATACTATTGCTGGTAATGAAGTTATTGGACACATTTGTAACCCAACTTTGACTGATTAAAATATGGCTCAAAGCAAAGAATCAAAGCTGTGGAACGACATAAAAAATTTAAACAAAGAATGGCATTTTACTCGCATAGAATCTAATACAATTAATGGAATTCCTGATGTTCATTGTGTAGTAAACAAGAAAGTTTTTTGGCTCGAGTTGAAAGCCAACACCAGCAAGAATTGTGGCTTATCAAAGTATCAAATTAATTGGCATATTAAATATTTGAAAGCAGGTGGTGCAGCGTATATCTTGAATAGGCCCCTCTTGGACGGGCCTATAGAACTTCTGGCCGTGTCCCGTGAATCCCGAAACCCCGTCCCACTCCGCAAGTCCCACGACTTAAGAGCTCTGATCACCGCAGCAGCTGGCCATCCTGTCCTGGGAGAAGGGGCCTGAGTCCCGTCCCGCTGCGAAACCCCAACTCCCACGGTGCTTTTGAGCTATTTACTCTGGCTGGCCAGGCGAAGCAGCTGTGTCTTCAGGATCCCGCCCCGTTCTCCCACCCCCATTTTCCAACGCTTATTAAACTTACCTTCCATCCGGGAGCTGGGCACTGGCGCTGCCTCCTGATGCATGGTACGATTCGCTAGGGTGTGGGATATGGTTTAATTCATTTTCCTTTCTCGTCCCACACCCCCGTTCCGAATGGAACAGGGGTTTGCCTGTTGAACAAAGAAAGATCCTCCCAGCAGCGTAGGATCTCCTGATGAAGCTCAAAAGAAAATTCTGCTTGACATTTATCCCATCTAATCTTATATGTAAGGAGTCGGTACCCAAGAATTCGAAAGAGGATAAGATTCAAACTATACTAGTTAAGGCCGAACGGGACCTCATCGACTAGGGTCTAGTGTGCGTCTTCGGACGCAAGACCTGAACTAACTAACAAAGGAGAAAAAAATGAATACAATATGGCCCGAAATAATTTTTGCAGCAATGGTGTTTGCTGTACTCTTCAGTACAGGAGTCCTAGTATGGTAAAAAAATTTATCATGAAGGATCCGTTTGAATCCGAAGAAGCTAAGTGGGAAGAAAGCCAAAACGTTATGTGGTCATGTCCACATCATGGTAAGGAAACTTATTTCAACATCAAAAAGTTAGAGCGACAGCGAAAGATGCGTGAGTATGTATATGTATGGTTTCACGACGATGAGGATGGTGATGAAAAGATGTGGGTGCGCATTACCAACGGCACGAGATCTAGGGGACAAGGGGTGCTAGACAATCAGCCTATAAAGCTTAGTTACCTGAAGCTCGGTGATATCGTTAGATTCAAGACAGACGATAATGGCATCACTTGGGCAAAGACAGGCTAACAGTGCTATGGTTGTTAGCCCTCGTAACACCGCTAATCTTTTACCCACGCGCAGCAGGATGGGGCTACATCCTCCTGCTGGTGATGCTGATCAGAGGCTGCACAGGGATTACCTGAGCCCACGCCCACACCGTCCCGTGTTGACCGGTTCCCTGGAGACTGAACCTTACCAGCCAGGTTACCTGGCCAGCAGCGCTTCAGGAAGCTCATGCCCCACACCCCACGTCTTTCCTCGTTTATTTAAGGTTTGACAGCTTGCAACGGCAGCTGGGATCTGGCAGCTGGCCAGAGATTACGGAAATGGTCGCCCCCACGCCCACGCGGTAAAGGTTTTACGAGGCAAATAATAAAGCTAAAGCTGCCAGTCCCAGGCAGCTTCAGTTCAAACTGATGAAGTTCATAAAAATTTTTCTTGTGTTCAGGTTGGGATTTGATAAGATGATGAAAACTAACTAACAAAAGGAGAAAAAAAATGGGCTTTGATTTATATAGTCTAGGAAATCACAAAAACGAAAACGGTAAATACTTTAGAAACAATGTTTGGTGGTGGCGTCGTCTTGCTGACTTTGTCTGTGAACATACGGGAGTTATTGAGGAAAGTGACAAGAGAGAATGGCAATCAAACGGCGGTCATGTTGTTAGCGAAAAAACCGCATTACAAATTGCCAAACAATTAAAGGCTTTGATTAAGGACGGCACAGTCTCAAAAGTAATCAAAGAAGTAGAAGAAGAAACAGAAAAAGCCGAAAAGAACAATAAATTCGTTCAGCGTTGCCAAGATATGTTGTCAAAAAAAGTTGAGAAAGAACAAGGAAAAGAAAACCTTGCACCTGCTGACTATCCAAAAGATGACCATGATACGTGGGATTGGATACAATCAAAATATAATTATAGTAGTTCCTACCCTTTCACAATGGAAAACGTAGAGGAATTTATAAAATTTTGCGAAGATTCAAGAGGCTTTGAAATTTGCTAACCTGCAAAGGCGTGGGCATCAGCCCACGCCCACGCCCACGCCGTCGGCGTTGTTTTGTTTAAACTAAACTATGGATAGCTGCCCAGCACCAGTATCCAAAAAAAATTTTAAAATTGGACCAAATGATGATTTTTATACCTTTAATAATATTGATATTAATTATTATAATAATGAATTTTTTTGTTGATTAATCTTTTTAAAATCTTATTATAATGGGATATCAATTAACTTAAAAAGGAGAATGATATATGAGCAATCTAAAAAAAGCCAAAAGGCTAATTAAGAAGGCTACAAAAAAAGAGCAACAAGATTTAGTGAACTTTCATTATTCTTGTGAACAAGTTAAGCAAATGAAAAAGGCGAATGATTTGATTAAGCCAACTCATTTAGATTTATTTGCTGACTTAAAAACAAATCTAATCATTATAAATAAAGTTGATAACATTGAGGGGTTTGCTCAACTTATCAAAAGAAAAATGAAAAGATTTGATGTGTCGAAGTTTAAAGAAAAATTTCCTAAATTATATGAGGAGTTTTTAGTTGAACAAGATACAAATGAGATTAAAATTAAAATCCAAGAGAGAGGAGTTTAAATGAGTAATCTTGTTAAAATAATCAATGACGCAATAGTTGAGAATAAAAATAATACGAATGAAGTTGAACAAGCAAGTACAAGTTCAAGTTCAACAACTCTTAACTATCAATTCATGTACAAACAATTAGAGAGTGCTGTAGAAGAA